GAACCCTTTTGGGTTCCGTCGCACCCAGCTTTGCTAGCTGGGTGCCGGGGCCCTGTGGCGGCAGGAAGCTTTTGCTTCCTGCCGCCACAGGGCCCTACCCACCGAGGCAGAGGGGGCGGCTTAACGAGCCTCCCCCCCTGAGGGCGACCAATCATCGCCCTTGGCTAAACCTGTTCCCACGACCCCTACTGAGTCCAGAGTTTCGATTCACTTGCACGCAAGAGAATCCGACTTCGGACCTAGTAGTACGTCGGGTGGAGCAGGCACGCCAAGGGTCGCTGCCTGGTTGCCCCAAAGTTCTCCCTTGCCAGAAGCGGGAGTAGTTTACGATGAGGAATTCCCTCCTCTAGTCGAGCGCGGCGCACCGCCACCGCCCCAGGGGGCCCTTTCGGGCGAACCTAGGCCGGCCGGCGGGCGCCGGTCTGCGCGTCGCTCTGGTGCCGTCAGACGGAGCCGTAAGGCTGGCCGTCGGACCGCTCTTTGCAACGACAGACTTGCTTTCCTAGAGGAGGTCCTTCTCGCGAACTGTCACGCTTCTGGTTCCCACGTGGATGGGGGAGAGCTCCCGTCGCGCTTCCTGGCGACTGCTATGCGCACTGCTAGGTCCTGCGGTGTCGAGGAGGGTTTGGCCTGGGCGAAGAGGGAGTCTGCGAAGGCACGTTCTTCCTGGATCGAAAGATCCGGGTCGAACCGTGCCGCGCAGACCTCCTTCGTCGCCCGGGCCCTTCCTGTCGGCACTGCAGAGACCGCGGCGGCCAACATGGCGGCCCACCGGGAGGCGCTGACGAGTGAGTGGAAGACCTCTGGGGACCTGCTGCGCAGGGTCCGCGTCTGGTCGAGTCGGTGGAGCCGCCGCTTCCTCGGAGACCCTGGCCGCGCCTCGTCGCCGGGCATACCGACTCTGTCGAGTTGTGCTGAAAGCACAAAACGGCAGGGTGGTCTGCGCGGCTACGTAGAGCGGCTCGGGGTCCACGAGAAGGCAGCGGCCCTCGCCTCGACGATCACGGACCTTCCGCCGCAGGACGCCGCGACACTTCTCCAAGACGCCTCGCTCCTTCACCATGGTTTCGACCTGCTGGAGGGGGACAATGTCCCCCCGCACCGGGTCATCCCCGTGAAGGAACGAGGCCTCAAGGTGAGAGTCGTGACTTCTCCCTCGGCCGGCTACTCACTGCTGGGCCACGTTGTGCGTAAGCGCCTCCTGGGAGGGCTGCGCCGCGACCCGGCGGCCCAATCTACCTTGATCGGGATCAAAGACGAGGACGTCTTCGCTTATTTCAGCGGTGCGTCGAGTGACTGCGTCACTTCGACCGACCTGAAATCGGCGACGGACCTCCTCCCTCTTGACCTGGTCTCGGCTTTGATTGACGGCCTTCAGGATGGGGGGAAGTTCCCTCCCTGGGAGATCGAAGCGTTGAGGCGCCTTTCGGGGCCTCAAGACCTGATCTACCCGGGGGAGGACCTTCCCGTGCGGACGCGGAGAGGCATACTGATGGGACTTCCCACGTCGTGGGCCCTGCTGTCGCTTATCCACCTCTTCTGGTGGAACGAGGCGACAGTCCGGGCCGCGGCGGAGCGTCGC